AACCAGTACCACTATCATTTAAACTCGCACCAATAGAAGAGACCCTTGAAGACATGATAGTGAAAGCTAGAGAAATTAAAGATTCTTTGACTAAGATGACTTTACCACCAAGAGTGAAAAATTATTTATGTGATGGTTATTGTCCATACGCAACAATGTGTTTTGGTGATAATCGTAAGAAATGGAACGAATAGTATTCAAGTCACCAGAATGTTATTGTCACGAACATTATAAATGTCCAGTAGAAAGGTTGGGTTTGAAATGTCAGTGTTTTTGTCATAAGATAATTGGTGCGGGTTAATGTTCATATATGAACCTAGAAACACGATACTCGTGTCTACACCGAAAGGAAAAGCAAGAATCTGGTTAGTTACGGAATTTGGTATGGAAACACAGAAGGTGTTCACTTGTATTTTAGACTCTGGTGAAATTTGGGAATTCACAAACAGTCAAATTAAAGTACAAAAAAATCCAACGGTGGTTGGCTTTGAAAATATACTTTAACGCCAACAACAAGGCACATTTAGAAGCTTTAGAAAAATGTGGTGTGAGAAACGTTATGTTGTCTTTCAGATACTCTTACGCAAATATTACAAAATTTAGACAGAAATTTGATAGTATATTTGTAGTTGCTGGTGTAGGAACCGAAGCACAAAGATACCACGATCTGTTAAGAAAGCATAGAGAAAACTATGATTTTGCAACTCAGTTTGATGTGTTTTATAATATGGAAGAAACTATAAAATGGTATAAGAAAGAACGTGAATTGGGTATAGATTGGACTTTACCAGTCTTACAAGGTAATTATCTTAATCATATATCATTACTTAAACCCCAAAAAGATTCATATGTTTGTTTAGGTGAAATAAGGGGAAAATTAGAAACGGAAGATCAAATAAGAAAGTTACCAGCTAATCTAAAATTTCATGGATTAGCAAAGGGAAGTTATATGGGTAGAGGTAACAAGTTTTACAGTCTTGATACTAGTGCATGGATCTCAGCAGCGATGGCAAAAAAGACTGAAATATGGAATAACAATTCTACATCCTCAATGTTTTTTGGTGAAAAGGGTAGGGGTCTGATACCAATATTAAGATACAACTGTGAAAAATATAAAGATTACATGGAAAAAATAGGCATTAAAACCGAAGATGTCGTTAATGCGGAATATTACTCACTATTAAAAATTCCATTTGCATTACTTTTCATGCCATTATGTAAATCCTTCAACATTTACGAAGAAAACTTTAAGTACTAGAAAAAATAACTGTTATATAATGGTTGAAAAGAACGAGATTTTTAAAATAAAATCAGTGAATGGTAATTTTGTAGCCGAAGAAGATAAAAGAAAAACCATATCACCGTTTAACTCTGCTAAGCATTTTAAAGATGCAAACATACCAGCCCTTTGTGATCAATGTATTTACCGCAGTGTGGAAGAAGGTGGAAATGGTAAATGTCCTAAATATGAAAAAAATGCTGTCTGTGCTATAAGAGCTGATTTTGTTAAACTACTCAATTCGATGAACACACGCAATCCAGAAGATGTAAAAGATATGCTTGATCTTATAGCCAAACTGTCAATGGAGAATGTCTTAATGGCTTTAACTCAGGCAAAGTTTGACGGTAATGTGCCAGACAGAAATACCAAATCTGAAATTAATACCCTATTAAATGTCATAAAAGCAATTAATGATTTAAATAGTAAAATCGTGGTGACTGAAAAAACGGAGTTTGGCAAGACTGGTGACATATCTAGTATATTCAGACAAATAAAAGCGCAAAAGTCGGTATCAGATGGCACGAACATCGAATGAGCAAATCCAAGAAAGGTTGGATTTTGTTAAAACAATAACAGAGTGTGCTCAAAACCCTAGTAAATTTTCAGAGGTTTTTTTAAATCATAAAGTATTTGATTATAATAAAAAGTACATCGATTGTAAAGATAGGTTTATAGTATATAGATCTGGTAGACAAGTAGGCAAAACCGTCTCAACCGCTGTTAAAGCAATACACTTTGCTTTTTTTGCCCCTGTAATGTTAGAAACTATAAAGAATGAATGTACTATAGTAATTGCAGCACCCACACAGAATCAGGCAACAATCATGTTTGATAAGATAAGATCATTAATTATGGATAATGATTTTCTAAAAGGTTACATAATAAAAAACACTCAGACTGGATTATGGGTGTCATTTCTAGACGGTAATGGTGTGTCCAAAATAATAACTAGGGCAACTGGTGAAACTGGTATTGGTTTGAGGGGTTATTCTCCCCACGTAATTATTGCAGACGAGTGCTCGTTTATTAAAACCGACATATTGAAAGCATTTCTCCCTTCAGGTATGGCTACTCAAGCTAGAGTATGGCTCACCTCAACACCATTCTCAAAGGCTGGTTATTTTTATGAAGCTTGCATCAATTCTAGACCGACCAACCCAGATGGATTATGGACTCAATTTCATGTCAAGTCAACCGAAAATCCATTAATTCAAAAAGATCCATCATTCATAGAAGAAATTAAAAGGCTAACTCGTGAAGAATATGTACAAGAAGTTGAGGGTGAGTTTTTAGATATTGGTAACGCTTTATTTCCCAATTCAGTGTTGATGGAAGCCATAGGTGATTTTACACCTAGAGGTAGGCAAAAGTTCTACATGGGCGTAGATGTGGCAAGAACTGGTAGAGATGAAACAGTATACACAGTAGTATCAGTTGATGATGATGACAACGTTGCAGTCGAAGAAATAGAAAACGAATCACAATCAAACGTAGTTCAAGTCGCTGGTAGAATCAAGGAATTTATTGACAAATATAAAATTGAAACCGTTTTTATTGATGAAACGGGTTTGGGTGGTGGTTTGGTTGATTTGGCAAGATCTCAAGGTTCGCCCGTCAGGGGTGTTATTTTTAGTTTACAGGAGAAAGCGAAGATGTATGGTGATTTAAGAATGTTATTTGAAAATCATAGAGTTAAAATAAAACAGATTAACAAACTTATATATCAACTATCGTACTTGAGAAGGGAATATACCGAAACTGGTATAATGAAAATTAGATCTGACGAGCATGATGATTATCCTGACAGTTTAGTGTTGGCGTGTAGAGCTGTAGCTGGCGGGGATAATTGGCATGTCTTAGATATGTCTAAAAAACTACAAAAAGCACTTTTTGGTTAAATTTAAATATGATGATTATATACGTTATATATGCCTAAACAGGATAAAATACTAACAAAGGAAGAGATAGCCGAAAAATTAAACTCTTTGACACTCTGGAATAGGGATCTTAATAATCCTGATGGGAAATCACAAACCAAAGAACAACCACTAGAAAAACTAACAGAGGGTAATTTAGAAGAGGTGGAAAAACTAAAAAAGAAAAAGGATGAAATTTTTATTAGTGATTTAAACCCTCAAGGTGAAATACATTTTAAACAGATTCCAAAAAAGGCTAAAACATATACTAAAGAACAACAAGAAAGCATGAAATCGGATAATAAAAATACTTGGGAAATTTGGTTAGAAGAAAGAAAGACAGCAAACTGGCAAAACCTATTGAACAAAAAGTGGGATTCATCCATGACACCTGATAAAATATTGGAAGCTTTTAATGTGTATACTGGTAAACGAAATAATGATGCTACAGGCTCAAAGGAACTGAATACAGATCCAAAATCTCGTGCTGTAGTTTCATTTCTAGACACTTTGAGAGATAGGGTTAATATGCAGGGATCGGGCGGGGCAAAAGATATTAAGAGTAAAAAAACTAAACGGGATATTTTAGAGAAATTAACAGGTCAAAGCAATGATTTTAAAAAAGCCATGAATGTTATTAAACTAAGCATGGGTGATCCGACAAAAGCAAACCAACATGAGCAAAATACAACTGGAGATGTTGACGGGGATGTGGTAGTTGACACGCAAATTTATATAGGAAAACCCTCACAACAAGGTAAGGAAGAGGATAATGAACACATCGACAATTAACAAATTACAACACACGAGGGTAGGAGACAATATCAACTTCTACGTTAATGGTGTCGCAATGGATGGTATTGTAACTAATATTAGCGGAACTTATATAACTGTTCTAAAGGACAATAAGACAAAGATTTTAAACATTGACGAGACGTTTTTTGTTAAAGATATTCTAATAAAAAACAAAACGTGGAACGAAATGAATTTAGAAGAGCGAGCGGAAGTTTTGCAAATCATTAAAGCATACACTCCTAGATTTTTAGAAAAAACTTGGGAACAATTACCAAGAGAAGTAA